ACCGATTCCCGGGCTTCTACCCGGGTGCGGGGTACTCGCGATCGAGGCCCACGCGGTCGCTGGCAGAATCTCGAAGACAATCCAAGACCAGACCGGACTCGTGGTGGCCTGGAAATTAACGTTAACGGTGCCCGGTGCACCCGAATTACTCGCCTTGTAGGCGCGTAATCCGTCCGCATGTGATCCAGCGTTCGCCTCGTTGAACGTGTCCGTGCTGGAGGGCGTGTTACTGCCATCATCGTCGCAGCCGATTCCGACGACTTGCGAGCCGGTCAGTGTGGTGGTGACCGTCCCGTTGAAATTCGCGGAGGTCGACGTGCCGGAATTCGATGCCGCTCCGGTTTGGCTCTGTGCCGCGCCGGTCCAGACATCTATCCAGAAGGCGCCATCGATCTGTCCGTTGATCCCCCCATTGTTGACACTGAGGCTGATCGTACCGGTGGACGAGTTCGCTACGAACCCGCGATAGGCGACCGCCCCACCGCCGCTCGCATTGACCTGGTTCGCGATCGACGTGAACGACACCCCGGCGAGTGTCGTGGTCGGGCTCCAGGTGAGCGCACCCCCGGTCGAATCCACGAAAGCGGTGATCGTGATCCACGAGCCGCTTGGAGGTGTGAAGGACGCTGATGTCCCGCTGCTATTGGTCCCGTTACTGGTGAGGTTGCCCGAGGTCGAGGTAGTAGGACTCGACGCGTCCCGGACAATCGCCATTTCAGGTTACCGTGACAGTTGCGCTCGTCTTGATGGCCGCCGACAGCGTGATAGAGCCCTTGAGCATACGGTTCGTGCCAGCCGTCAGACCGGTCTGCACGATCGTTGCGGGGACCTCCAGTCCCGTCTTGGTGCGCACCTCGATCCCACCGCCATCTAAACTGCTGGCGAGGGATGAATAGGTCACCCCGCCATCCATACTCAGCTCCATATCCATCGCGATAGTGTCACCCGCGTTGGGCCAGATGGTCAGATCGGCCGTGGTACAACGCGCGATATCGATCTCGATCGAGACAATCGCAGTGGGGACCGCAATCGGGCCGAAGTTGTGAATTCCCGCCGGATAGGTCGCGGTTGGGAGCACGCTTACGGTCGTCATTTCCCGAGCTTCCGTAAGGCTTCGAAAGCTTTCTTTAGAGCTTCCGCGAAGTGATGTTGCTCATGGCTCATGCGGCACTGTTCCCCCAGCTCTTGACGCTGTATTGCTGCAGTTGGAATCCGTTTCCGGCGTTGCTGACGGACTGCGCGACGAAGAGGTCGAGCGTATTGGCGACCGTGGAATCAAAGCCCGTTCCGACCGCCGGCGCGGTATTGGGCGCCATCGCATTACCGGTGCCCGCCGCGTTGTCCGCAGCTGAGGCGACCTGCGCAATCATCTGGCCATTCCAGTAGGACTGCCCCATGAGTGTGGCAAGCGTTCCATTGCCCACTGACCGACAGGTGAGCATGATTCGGCCATGCGCCGGGATAGTCGTGTGAGCCGTGGTCGTGAGGTTGATCGCCCCGGTGGTGAAGGCAATGACCGCGCCTACCATGATCTGAACGGTAAATGTATCGGGACCTGTGACACGGTTGCTGATGCCGGCATCGATATCGATCTCGAGGCGTCCGCCCAACTGGAAGAAATTCGGCGGCAGCGTGATGAGGCCCGTAGAGGCGGCGGTGGCGGTTGAACTGGTGAGAACCGACTTGGCGGTCGTGTAGGTGTTGTACAGCGTCCCAGCTGCGGTGATATTGACGAGTTCCTGTGCCCAGCTCTGACTAGCCATTGCGTGTCCTCATGCAAGTTGTATTAGAGCGTGGGTCGCATCGTTCACGGGCATGGTCAAGGTGAAATTGCCGGCCGTGACCGTCTGGGAGCCGAAGGTATAGACTCCGATCGCCCGGTTGGACTGCGTGCTGTTGTAGATCAGCACCGTGTCGAATGCAGTAGTCAGGGTGACGGTGCTATAGAGCAGTGAAGCCGATGGCGTCCAGATGCCCGTCGTGCCGCTCGTGGAAGGCGCAGTGGCGTTCGTGACGGTGATGCCGCCTGCGCTATACCCCGTGCCCGAGACCTCACTCGTCGCGCTATAGGCCGTCGTACCGGCTCCGAGAGAACCGGAGGCGAGATAGAGCGCGGCCTTGATGGTATCCGTAGTGGGCGCGGTCAGACTGGTACGCGAGACAATCGTCACGCTTCCCAACTGGTGCGCGCCGAGCATCAGCTCGGATTTGAATGAGCCACAGAGGGCCTGTGTGTTAGCGATGGGACTATCCTCCGATCCGACCTAAAACGCCTTCAATGCCGATGCCTTGTTTCAACGTCACATGCACCGAGCGATGCACCACCTTGCCCAGGAGCCGGTATTCCACGACCTCGGTCCGCTCGTGAGGGTTTTCCGTCACGGAGCGATACGGGCCTTCGAGCTTGTGTTCGTCGAAGGGCACAATCTGACCGTCACCGAAGTCCACGTTGATCATCCGTTCACCGTCGCGCCTGTGATTCGACCGGTACTATCGCGCTCGACCGCGATCTTGCGCGGCTTGGCAGGTTTGGGCTGCGCGTCAGGCTCATTCGCGGCCTGCGTCTTCTGACGCTCGGCGTGCAGTTGCTGAGCATGTTGTAATCCGAGGTCCGCGACCTGTTTGGCATGCGTGGATTGCTGCGTCTCCAGCTTGGAGGTGAGAGCGGTAATGGTCGCTTCCTTCGAAGCCCCATCCACGATCGCGTTGGCCGCGTTCTGCGTGGCCTCGAGCTTCTGAGCGGCAAGTAACTGCAACGCCTTGAGCTCGATCTCTTTGGCGTTGAGCATTTCCATTTGCGCTTCCAGCTCCTGCTGACGCGCGCCGAACTGCGCCTCGAAAGCCGCCTGCTTGGCGTTCAACTGATCCTGCGCTGCCTTCACCTGCACCATCTGCAGTTTGGCCTCGGCGACCTGTTGCTGCAATTGCTGCTCCTGCTGCATCTGCTCCTGGGCTTTCTGCTGCTGGGCCTGGGTGATCTGCTGGATCTGCTGCTCCTTCTGCTGGAGCATCTGTTGCACCTGGGGTGGGATCTCCGTCCCGTCCGGCAGCTTGCCGCTCATCGCATCCAGTACCTGTTGCTTGTTGCGCAGGTTGGACGCCTGAATGATGGCCTGTGGCGGAATCGGTACGCCGCCCTTGGCGAGGTCCACGAGTTGCTGGAACTGCTCCTGTTGGACCGTCACCACATCGGGCGACTCATCGATGATGATATCGACATCCATCTCGGCCACGTTGTTCATCGGCGCACCGGGCTGGGCCATGCCCTTCTGCACGTGCGGATGGTTCGGCGGATAGGTCGAATTCAGTGCCAGGAAGCGCGAATTCTCATCGTCCGTGATCCGTACCCACATCTCACCGGTCCAGAACTGCTTGATGCGCGACCAGCTCGCGGTCATCACGCGTTTCTGCCAGTAGCGTAGGGAGTCGGTCAGGATCCCGAGTTGAATCGCCCCGCCCTGCTGGTCCACCTGCTTGGCGCGACCTGACAGATCGCCTGTTGTACCGAGCAGGGCCTCATTCGGTCCCGTGCCGGAGAGCGCCACAATCGCTTCCTGCAACAGCTTGAACTGGCCTTCCGCGAGATCCGCGTTCTCTCGGATCTCCAGCTTCATCCCGGGGGTGTATTCGAGAAAGCCATCCGGACGTGCCAGTTCCTTGCGGGCGGCCTCGACATCATCGACTGCGCCCTTCTCCGCGGTCGCCTGGTTGACGCTGAGCAGATGGAGGGATTTGGAGCGGCGCTTGTTGATCTCGTCCTGCAGGTCCTTGTAGCGTTTCACCACTCCATAGCGATTGCCGTTGCGGTCCACGTAGAGGGATTGCAGGATCAGCGGGCACTCGGGCTTACCAGTCTCCGCATCAATGTAGACGCTTTTCTGCGGGCCTTCGATGATTCCTACTCGGGAGAACACCACACGGTACCAGCCATCGCCCTCCTTGTAGTAGTGCTCGAGGATCTGCACGCGCTTGCGGCCGCGGTCAAACCAGCGGGGTCGATCATCGTACGTGTCAGTCGGCTGGGTAAAGCTCTGGCTCGTGAAGAGATCGAATGCGCTACCGATCTTGGGATAGGTGACTTTCGCCTCGTCCAGATCCATCCATTTGACAATGCCCTGATAGCGCGAATCACTGAAATCACGCAGCAGCGAGTGGCCGTCGTAATACAGCCGGTCCCAGCGGATGTAGCGGATGTGGACCTTCTTGTTCCCGCTCTTGCCGTAGGTCTGGTTGTTATCCACGATGACCTCGGCACCGCCGAAGCCCTCGACCGTCATATTCTCGAAGACGGCTGACTTGATCTGTGAGAAGTTGCTGCAGTCTGCAACGTAGCGCAGCGCATCTGTCGCTGCATCCGCGCCGGGATCATCCTGGGGCGTACGGGGAAACGCCTTCGGATCGGTGCGTGTCTGTCGCTCCAGGCCTAGCAGATACTCGATCTTGTCCTTGATGCGGTTGTCGGTAATGGCCGGCTGACCGCGTCTGCACAGAATCTCGACCTCATCGTCCGACCACTGCTTGCCGTCGTAGTAGTCGCGGTGGATCTGCGCCTGCTTGCGCGCATCCCGCGTGGTGTCGGCCGAGAGATTGAACTGGTGGACGAAGCGCGCGAGCTGCTGATCGCCTTCGATCGGGTCGCCATCGCCGGCACCCGAAGCGCCGACATCCGGATTGCTGGCGTCGAGCTTTTTGGCTTTCTTACGCGCGGCCATGTTCGATCATCGCTGCCATGAGTGAGCGCGCATCGTTCAGGGCGTGATGCTCTTCCCCCGCAACATTGAGTATTCCCGTCTTGATCTCGGCAAACTCCTTGAACAGGATCGGCCAGCCCTTGGGCATATTCATGAAGCCGCCCCAGAGACGGCAGAACCAGTACCAGTCATAGGCGCCGTAGTAGCACCAGAATTCAGGGCTATCGCTCCCGATGAACCCTTGAATGCTGTGAGCAGCCAGTGAGAAGGTGGTCCGTGATGTACCTAGCTGCGGCAGTACATTCTCAAGCAGCCACGGCGTGATCTCGTGCGCCGGATAGTCGAACTCGAAATACCGGTGTGCTCCATCCTCTCGCACGATCGCAAAACTGATGAGCGCTGAGCAGGTGGGCGTATCAATGAACTCCGCATCGATTGCATATCTCACGCGGTTCGCCATGCTCGGGTCTCGGGTTCCTCAAAGAGTCGGGAGTAGGAGTCTTTCGGCTGGTGCTCTTTCGAAGCGCCCTTGGCCACCCACGGTCGGGACATACACGCATAACGCGTCTCATCCCCGGCGTGGTCTTCCATATGCGTATCCACATCCTCGGGACGTTTTGAATCGTGCTGCAGCATGGGGATAGTTCGAATGGTATGGATGCAGGTCTTGAAGAAGTACAGCATCGGCTTGCCATCCTGACCCCGTAGTCGAGCGCGCAGCTGATCCCAGCCGCCCATGGCGCCGCGTTCCGGCACCCGTTTATTGTCCGCAGGCCGCCAGATCACTGGCGCCATGCGTGAAGCGATACTGGGGCCACCATTGACTGCAAAGGCCGAAGGGTCTAGCACGCCATAGGCGATTTGATCGCCCTGCTCGCGGCTGCGTATGCCCTCCCCTAGTTGTTCTGCGTCCAGCTTTAAACCCACGTTCGGCTGGCCATCCTTCATGCCGTACCACTCGCGATACTTGATGAGTGCCCCGCGTGGGAACTGGGGCAATTCACCATCCGAAACGGCATACCAGCCCACACTGAAGGGTTCGGCTGACCCCCAGTCCATTGCGCGAAACCGTGTCCACTTTGCCGGCAGACTCAGCGGCTCAATGACGTGTTTGTCGGGATTGAATTCGGGGAAGAATGCCCCTTCGATCACCGACCAATCGCCTTCCTTGATGGCTCGCACGAAGTTCGGTGATCCCGCACCCTCCAGGCGATTCTCATAGCCGGGATCATTTGCAATCCCGATTTTGTTGTCCTGCAAGCGCGCTTTGATGAACAAGCGCTTCATGCCCGATCCGTCATTCGGCACGAATACATGCCCACCCAATGGGTACTCGTCGATCTTCCAATAGGCGCGCACGTTGTGGTGGCCAGGCCCGCCTGGGTTCGCACTGGCTCGAATACGCTTGTTCGGAATGTTCGCCGAGGCACTACGAAGCCGGGCTTTCATGCGCAGATACGGCGTCATGCTCGCCCACAACGCAATCTCATCCCAGCCGATCCACGTATAGGCGTGGCCCCAATACTCCATCCAGTCGTCGTCCGACTCCATGAAGCGCATCTTCAGGGTCGCACAGTTAGGCCAGGTCCAGGTCTTGGTCTGATTGCTCCAACTGACCCCCGGAAACCAGTTTGGGTAGATCTCCTTGCTGCGGCTGATCAGGTCCTCGAGCTGGGGGTAGTTCTTGCGAAAGAGGATGCCGTGCCAATGCTGACCGTAAGGCCGCGGAATATCCTGCGCGAAATCCCCCAGTAGAAAGTCACTCTTGCCGCCGAATACCGCACCGCCATAAAGCAG